TCCGCAGAAGCAAAGAATTTGACATGACTCAGGAGGAATTGGCTAGAGCAATAGGTGTATCTCGACATACCATTATTGCTATCGAGAAAGGCGGAACACCTACTGCAGAGGTAATGTTAAAAATAGCTAACTTTTTCAATAAAGATCCGCGAGAAATTTTTTTTACAAATGATGTTGTATGTATCTTACAAAACGAGCAACAACCAGCTTAAAAGGGGGAATTCCCTTTGAACGTTGGCAAGCATCGCATATACATGGGCTGTTACTGACCAGACAACCGTTCAAGCGCTGATTCAACCTTAAACACTCTGCGATTCAGCACTTGGATTTCAGAATCGCGCTCATCAAGTTTATCAGAGATCGTTTGAAGTATGGCTTTGATGTCGTCTGGTTGACTTGATTCGATACGGTGAATGGACTGCTCGATGGAGTCTAAACGCGAGAGAGCTTGTTCCTTGAAGTCCTCCATGTCTTTTTTGAAATCCATAAGGGTGGTGAGGATAAGATCGAGCTTATCGTTCATTTCGATCAGTCCTTTCCATTATGGTTTGAAGCAAATCATTAAGCTTCTTCCGTTCCTCCGGGGTCAACTTCTTGGCCGTCTCGATCAGTTGCAGGAGGTCGGGAGGAAGTTGGTCGGAGTCGTCAGCAAAGAAGTCACTCATAGTCGTACCTAAAGCACCTAAGATGCTAGAAAGCATTACAACATCAGGAACAGCCTTATCATTCTCAAAACGACTGTAATAAGACTGCGAAATATTAACCATAGCGGCCAAATCCGAAGTCGATAAACCTTTTGACTTTCGTAATAAGCGAAGTTTGGTACCAATCTGCATTGGGGTCACCCTTTAGTACAATATGTACTTACATTTTACCTTGTCGCCGGTATATAGAAAGAGCGGCAAGTTTTTTAGACCAAATAAGTATAAAATGTATTGACTAATAGAACTTATAGTTCTAAAATGAGCTCAGGAGGTGAACAAAATGGTCTACAAACGAATCCGCCAGTTTAGAAAGCGAAAGAAAATGTCCCAATATGAGTTGGCAGCTCTGGTCGGACTCGAACAAACACTTATAAGCCGTATTGAGCGTGGTATGCGAAAGGTATCTGCTGAAGAGTTGCCATTGTTCTCAAAAGCCCTCGGCGTCAGCGTCGCCGATCTGCTTGACGAAGAACAACAATCCGCATGAAAGGAGGTCCCGAATGAACGAACCCAAAAAGTTGCCGGGAAACTTGGATCGCTTTCTTCACGAAGCGCTGCAAGGCAATGTCCCGAAACTGATGGTACCGCAGTCCACAAATCTAACCGGGCTATTCAAACGCTCGATTAATCCGTCCAAACGCCCGAAAGGTACCGGGAAAAAGTAGAGTGCCAACCCCAGTAAAGGAGGTGAGATCATGCAACTGACCGAGCAACGCATCCGCGAGATTGTGCGGGAAGAAATTCGGGCTGCTATGGAAGAGAGAGCCGCCAGGAAGACGGCTCACTTCTTCGGTCATTCCGACAGTAGCGGCAACATCATTCGCTCTACTAATCAGAGCCGTTGTGATAACCAAGGCCAAAACCAGCTAGCCAAGCTCAAGGCAACCACGGAAGCATTTGAACAAAGATTGAGCCTACTTGTTAGCGCCTGTGGCGGAAAAGCAAAAGTTGAGGAGATTTCCACAAGTATTATCAGGTTGTTAAACGAGAACAACATTACACCTGGCGTTGCCCATGACTTGCTTGAGTTTATAGGCGAAATTTATGTGCTGGAACAAAGATTTCCTCAATTGACACTTCAAACAGCGGTTCCTCCCGTTCCACGTGATTCTTACGAAATTGGGAGTTAACGTCATGAACAGCGCCTATCGCATTCTTAACCTGTTTAACCATGTTCTCACTCATTTCGGTTAAACAATGGGGGCACGCGATCTGTACGGGCATTACATTCCAGTAAATTTCAAAATGATTGTCGCAGTTTTTACAAAGAATTTTCGCTATTGTACTCATCCAATTCACCACCTTTCGCTCTTCGGAATCGGAAAAACGCCACTCGCCAAAGTTCACGTTCTTCCGACAAACAGATTCGACGAAATGGGTGGAAAGTCCTACCAAATCCCTGCACCAAGCATTTCTTTCGGCCTGGCGGGAGTTTTCAAAGAAAGCCCCTCGGTGGGTTGCCGAGGGAGAGTGTGGAAGATGAGCACAATTTCATCGTACCTTGAAAACCATGTAGAAAAGAGGGGAACAGATGGGGAACAGTAACGAACCAATTTCGCTGTATTCGCGGTCGCGGATACATGACATCTGCGAGTACGCGTTCCGCCACCAAAGAACAGGCGAACAGTTGACGTACGAAACGCTCGGAAAGAAGATCGGCCGGTCGGCCAGGTGGGTGTCAGATGTGATTAACGGTCGGACCACTCCGATGCGGGAGGACGCCGAGGACTTCGTTCAAGCTTGCGGCAACCATTACGCAATTCGGATGCTCAAGCACTTGTACGGCGACGCTCCGCCGCCAACCGATCCGCGTTTAATGGGCAGCCTGACGGTCTCGCTCAATAATCTGATCAAACAGTGTCGGGACGTGATCAAAGAAGCCGAAGCCGTGATCGAGTGGGAACGAACCCGGCGCCCGTGGCAGCCGATAACGCATGACGACGAACGGATATTGATGCATCTCGGCAAGCAGATCGAGGACCTTTTCCAAGCTGGAGACGACGTTCATATCTTGATGGACGAGAGATATGGCATCGACCCGGTGATACATCAGCATAACTGGCTTGCAGAAGCTCGGGCCTTGGAAATCGTCGTCAGTGATCCGCGCGAGTTGATGCGCCGGGAGAGGCAGGAAGCTTTGATGATGGGAGGGACAAGCCGATGATGAAGGACTGGAACCGACTGGCGCAGGAAGCTCACGAAAAGCACTTTGTCCACGATGTAGCAGCAGCGTCCAAGTACCCGGGCGGGCGCAGGGCATTAAAAGAGTACCGCAATCGTTTGATCCTGAACCGACAATACCTTGAAGCGAGGGAGGAGAAAGAAGCATGAAAGACCTGACCACAGCAGCAGGAGTGATCGAACTGGTTTGCGACGCGGACCGACCCCTTGGTCGAAATGTGATCACGATTGGGGAAATGGTCGAGCTTTATCTGAAGGCAGAAAAAGAAAAAAGCGCCTAAGAGATAGACGCTTCAAAAATATTGGTCACTGATAGCGTACCACAGCTTCATAAAGGAGGACAAGCCATGAAACCTCTTTCCGCACAAATTGCTGATCTGCAGCGCGAGCTTATCAACCTGGAGCAAGCCTACCGCGAAGCTGACGACGAATGGCGGGCGGTGGATGTGGAGTACGTCAAACTGAAACGTCTGCGCGAGGAGCTGTACGCTCACAAGCGCGATCTCGCTTACGAAATTGAGTGGCGGACCAACGAACTGGCCGCGCTGCAGGAGGCGATACGGAATGCCCGAGCAACTGCTTGATTTCCCGCAGTACGTTGAGCGAACGGAGGCGTCCAGACAACGGCTGCTGCATCCAATCGCGTTCGACGATGACCGGGACGACTTGGAATGGACAGTCCGGGACGTGATCGAGGAGCTGGAGTACCTGGTGGACATGAAAGCAACCAAGGCGCCAGAGGAGTTCGTTGACGGTGTAAGAGAACAGGCCAGACGCCTTTTGAAATGACGCAGGCTTCGGCCTGCGTGGGGGCATCGACAAAAAATTAGTGCAGCAGTTGTCCAATCGGTCGATGCTTCCACGGAGGTCGATACCTCCACTACATACGAGGTCAAGAGTGGGCAACAGAGGGTTGCAACTGCTGGCAGTGCGGGAAGGGCTGCCGGCGGCCTCGTGATAACGGAAGGGGGTGAGTTGAGTTGGAAGAGCGCAAAGGCTGGTTTGAAATCAGACCACATGACGAAGCCATTAAAGTTTTCATTTTCGTTTACTCGGAAGACCGGGACGAAGATGAGTATTACGGCGACATTGTGATGGAGATTCTGTCAAACGACTGCGATCCAGGAACCTACTTCATCAGCGCTGTTACGGTGTCTACGCCTTGGATTCCAGAACACCGCGAAGTCATGACGATGATCCTTGAGCAAGTCTGCTCAAAAGATCCGGAACAGGTTGGGGAAGTAATTGAACTGCTTCGTCCGTTCCTGTATGAAGGCAAACCGAAAGCGAAGGAGTCAGCGTAGGTGGCTTCGTTATCGCAAGGAGAGGGGGGGGAGAACATGCCGACAATCGAGGACGTTCGCAACACTTTAGAAGGAATCCGTGAAAAACTTGAGCGGTTCCGAAATGAAACGGATGACAGGCGAATGACAACGCCAGAAATTCTGCGTGAGTTTGCTGATTTTCGAGAAAGCGTTTTGGACGAAATCATTGGTGATCTTGAGGACGCCGAAGAGAAATTGCTTGAAATCGAAGAAGAAAACGAATAAGACCCAGCGCAGCCACGCTGAGTCTCGGTGAAACGCTATGCAAGATTCGCTAAATCAAGCATAGCGTGTTCACCTCTAAAAATCAAGAGGAGGGATACCATGGCGGTTGCCATCGCATCAACGAAAGACATGGACCGTGAGATTTGGCTGAAACTCCGTACCAAAGGCATCGGCGGCAGCGATGCTGCAGCAATTGCCGGCCTGAGCAAATGGAAGTCACCTGTTCAGGTGTGGCTTGAAAAAACGGGACAAGCTCCTTTGGAAGAAGCGCAGAGCGAGGCGGCCTACTGGGGAACAAAACAAGAAGCCCTCGTAGCTGAAGAGTTCAGTCTGCGAACCGGTTTGAAAGTGAGACGCTGCAATCAAATCCTGCAGCACCCGGATTACCCGTTCATGATCGCCAACGTCGACCGGCTGATCGTCGGGCAAAAAGCCGGCCTGGAGTGTAAGACGGCCAGCGAATACCTCAAATCCGAATGGGAAGGCGAAGAAGTGCCGGCGCCGTACCTCCTCCAGTGCCAGCACTATATGGCGGTAACCGGGTACGATGCCTGGTGGATCGCGGTGCTGATTGGCGGCAACAAGTTCGTGTACAAGAAGATCGAGCGGGACGACGAGCTGATCCAGCAGATCATCCAGATTGAATCTGACTTCTGGAACAATTACGTCGTACCGCTGGTGCCACCGGAGGTGGATGGCTCGGCAGCTTCCACGGAGCTGTTGAACAAGATGTATCCCGTTGGTAATAACAACGAGGTTCCCTTACCGTCAGAGGCCGATCAACTTATTGCTGAGTTGGAAGAGGCGAAGGCTCACCAAAAGGCAGCGGACGAACGTGTAAGCGAGTTGGAAAACAAGCTGAAAGCCCTGCTGGGTGAGAACGAAATCGGCGTTGCCAAAAATCACATCGTGACGTGGAAGACAGTCACGTCCGAGCGAGTGGATAGTAAAAGACTGGCGAAGGAGCGGCCCGACATCTACAAGCAGTACCTCAAATCATCCGTCTCCCGTCGGTTTGGAATCAAGCCAACGGCATAGGAGGGAAAGACATGGCGACAAACGCAAGCCTGAAAAACCAGCTACAAAATAGCACGAGTAAAACACCATCACCAACCGCTGCGATCAAGTCGATTTTGGATTCACCAAGTATCAAAAAGCGCTTTGAAGAGATCCTGGATAAGCGTGCACCTCAGTTCATGAGCAGCATTGTGAATCTCTATGCGTCCGATGGGTACCTGCAGAAGTGTGAACCGATGAGTGTCATTTCGTCAGCAATGGTAGCCGCAACATTGGACCTACCCATCGATAAAAACCTTGGCTACGCCTGGGTGGTGCCGTACAAAGACAAATCGGGACGGCAGATCGCACAGTTTCAGTTGGGGTACAAGGGCTACATCCAATTGGCTCTCCGAACGGCCAAGTACAAGGCGATCAATGTGCTTGAAGTGCACCAGGGCGAACTGCAGAAGTGGAATCCACTTACAGAAGAATTGATCATCGATTTTGAAAAGAAAAAGTCGGATTCCATTATTGGCTACGCCGGCTACTTCGAATTGATCAACGGATTCCGCAAGACGGTGTACTGGACGAAAGAACAGATCGAAGCGCATCGGAAGAAGTTTTCAAAGAGTGATTTCGGTTGGAAAAACGATTACGACGCGATGGCAAAGAAGACCGTCATCCGCAACATGCTTTCCAAGTGGGGCATTCTCTCCATTGAGATGCAGCAAGCATATAACGAAGAATCCGAGCCACAAGAGAATGTAGCCTCTGAAACGAATCCCGTCGTGATCGACACGGATTTCCAGGTTATCGACGACGAACCGGGGCCAGATTCTGAAACAAACGAACCATCAGAAGAAAGCCAGGTAGATCATCAAGCATCGGCAGAATTTGATCCTGCTGAGATTGACTCATTGTTTGGATCGAGATGAACGAACGGACGCAATGGTTTCCACTCCCGGATTTGTACCGGACATTCACGAATACCGAAACTCTCAAGCGTTATGCAGCCGCATATATGTCCAGTCGGTATCCGGGGTGGAAGCCCCTCAAGATCAAAAACTACAGGGTTTTGGCTGAAAGGCGAGGTGAAAACGGTTGAACTACATTCAGGAGATCAACGCCTTCTACGATTGGCTCGAAACAAACCCAATACCTGATTCAGCGATTGTTTTATGGCATGCCTTGATGCACATAAACAACAAGGCTGGATGGGTACCAGAGTTTGCGGTAGCCATATCGACCCTATCTGTAAAAACAGGGTTAAAGAAGGATGCGGTCAACAGGGCACGCCATCGCCTTCAACAAGCCGGGAGAATTGAGTTTAGAAGCAGGTCAGGCCAACAATCAGCCGTGTACAGAATCATTCCGTTTGCGTCTGAAAAAACGACACAAAGTGCGTCACAAACCGCATCACAAACATACGAGATAGACCATTGCGTCGGTTTAAGCGACACAAACCGCATCACAAACCGAGAACAAACCGCGACACAAAGTGCGTCACAAACCGCATCCATTATTAAACTAAACGAAACTAAACAAAACGAAACAAAAGAATCTGCTGCTGTAACCGGTGACGACCCATTCACCTTTTATCAAAACAACTTCGGGGTCATGAGTCCTTTCATTGTCCAGGACATGACACAGTGGTGCGAGGAGATGGGAGATCAGCTCGTCGTAGAAGCGATGAAAAGAGCATTGGTACAAAATCAAACAAGATGGTCGTATGTAACTTCTATCCTCAAGGACTGGCTGAACAAGGGATATAAGACCCTGGAAGCCGTGGAAGCAGAGAAAGTAGCCATTAAACGCCGGCGAGAGGAAAGAACGGCGAGGAGAGTTACGCCTCTTGAGGACAAGCTTCCGGCCTCAGTGCAATGGCAGCAGCGCCAGGGTGATCGGATCGAAACGGGGACACCTATAGGCGTTAAGGACGATCCTGAGCTAAGTAGTCTACTGTCGAAACTGCGAGCCAAACAACAAACAGCGGGAGGGTGACAAACATGCAAGCACTACAAAACATCTTTCAGTACGAAGGTGCTCAACTGCGGGTTGTGACCAAAGATGGCGAACCTTGGTTTGTAGCCAAAGACGTGTGTGACATCTTGGAGATTGCTAATAGCCGGGATGCCGTTAGCCGCCTTGATGATGACGAAAAAGATGCCGTCGGTTTAACCGACACCATCGGCAGACCACAGACAATGACGGTTGTGAGTGAATCCGGGTTGTATGGTCTGGTACTCAGCAGCCGCAAACGAGAAGCAAAAGACTTCCAACGATGGGTGCGAAAAGAGGTCATCCCGTCGATCCGCAAGACAGGCGCGTACATGACGCCGGAGACCATCGAAAAAACACTGACCGATCCGGACTTTATCATCGGCCTTGCAACTCGATTGAAAGAGGAGCAAAAGGCACGTATCGCTGCAGAAACAAAGGCGCTCGTCCTCGAAC